TCACTTCTGTATTAATTGTAAATATTGTTCGTTCTGTTCTTGAATAATATTTTGCTGCTCTTTAAGGGCTTCTACCAATACAGGAATCAAACCTAAATAATCAATAGCAAGATAACCATTGCTATCCTCTGATACCAGATCCGGAAATTCCTTTATTAATTCTTGGGCAATAAAACCATATTGTTTTTGATCGGATATTGTATCTTGCTTGTTCATCAGTTCAAGAGCTTTGCTTACATCCTTTTCTTTAATTTTACCAGACATAAGCAAACCTTGTAATTCTTTTTCTTTATCTACAATAGCTATACTTTTCTTATTATAGGATTTGCCTTGAAGAGATAGTATTTTATCTAAACAGACTTTACTATCTAATCTCATAATATTGTTTTTCAAACGGAAATCAGAAGTTGTTCTGTATGTTCCAGAAACACAAACGTCTCCAGCTACATCCAGCTTATAGGAAGGTTTCTTGCCTATACCGACATTGGTTTTGGAATCAATGAAAAGTTTATAGTTTCCCCAACCATTAAAAGGCCATGCCCTATACACATTTAAACCTCCTTCATAATTTTCAATACTCCATTCATCGCCAAAATATAAAGGAGTATATTTATCTTGTCCTAATGTCAAGCCCTGATCGTCATATCTCAATTGGGCATTGGCCATTAAAGATATGCTACACATTAAACACACAAACAAAGTCTTTAGAATTGTTTTTCTCATTGTTAATAATTTTGATTGTTAATAGATTAAATAAAACTTATATACACAAAAGCCCTAAAGAAGCCTTTGAAAACTTCAATAGGGCTGACTTTTATTTTAGCAGGTTTGAAAGATCAACAACAGCGATTTTGCCATTACCGGCACGCAACACATCGCTTATAAATCCATAAGGATGAATAATATGTTCCAGAAAACTCTTCTCTGCTTCCTCTTCTATCTTCTTCAGAAACTCACTTCTCTTCAACAAAGTCTCATATTCCTGTTTTGAAATCGAAACCATATTCGATTTGGCATCGTCTTGTTTCTTATCCGAAGGTTCGCTTTTTGATTCAGAAGCTAATCTGTCTTGAAGAGCGTATCCCAGCAAGAACCAAATCTTTTCCTCAATACGCTGAAGGCAGATACGTCTGCCGATTCTCTCATCGTAATTCTCCGGATCGACACAGGTTGTAGTCTCATGCAGAGTAAATCCGTTTTTCATTCTGACCGAAACATGAGTTACCGGCTTGCCCAACACTTCTTCAGTACGGCAAACCACTTCTTTCATGTTTGCCATCACTTCGTCTTTTGTAACTGTATTCATATTCAAAACTTCTGGTTTTAGTTATGTTGATGAAGAACCGGGACTCGAACCCGGACAAACAAGACCAAAACTTGTTGTGCTGCCATTACACCATTCTCCAGTTTTCTCCGGTCTATCCTCACGAACCGACCGGAGAGTCTTCATCACATTTTAATAACTATACAACTATTATCAACACTCTATATGGTTTGATGTGCGTCCTACCGGAATCGAACCGATAACCTGATCTTTAGGAAAGACCTGCTCTATCCTATTTGAGCTAAGAACGCTTTTGACATACTTGGCGAAATGAAACGCTTCCCATTTCTGCTGTGCCCTCCGTCCTCGTTGATACCGCATGTCAGAGTATCCGGATTCGTAGTGATTTTTTAAACTCCCTTCTACGATTGGAGCATCCACTGTTGTTAAACTAAAAATGAAAAACTCATAGTTAAGGTATTACCTTGTTACGGGGGACGGACTCGAACCGCCGACCTTCAGGTTATGAGCCTGACGAGCTACCAACTGCTACCACCCCATGATTTAAAAGCCAGCTATATTCTCACGAACCGGCTGGCTCAAAAAAATAATATGAAATTTGATGAGTATGTTATTGTGGTTTTGGTTAATTACCCCTTATTCCCAAAATCAGCAGGATTCTCACCCCATCTATCAGTATCCCAATGCCTGACCTCTATCGTTGAAACATCGTAGTCCATCACCTTCAAGAATATCTCGGCTTTTTGAAGGTCGAGGCATCTCTTTTTGGATGCTGTCTTCTTGTTTTTGAACCACGTGATAGCGGTTATGCTATCAGTATAAATAATTCTGGGCTGGAAATCATTTTCTATCACATACTTTATTGCAGCCATGAGTCCCAAGAACTCTCCGATATTGGTTGTCTGGTTGCCTAAATTCTGATAGAACAATCTCTCTCCTGTGCTTAAATCTATAGCCTGATATTCCGTCACTCCGTTTTTCATCGAATGAGCGGCATCGGTGGCTATGCCAACTTTAGGATAATCCATTTCCAAATAGTTTATTGGGGACTGGTTTTGGTTAAACCTCAAAATCAAGCTTTGACATAATATCCATCAGCTTCCATTTGACGAATCGTTTCCAATCCTTTTTCTTTAAAATCTGTAATAACCAGTTCTTTGTTAGCTATATCTTCCCTTACCTCCAGTGCTTTCAATGCACCCTGCAAAGTCCGGCTTGAATCACTCTTGCCATCCAGCGGATCGAAAAATATTGTTTTGTTACCGAACTTAACCGATACCTTGTATACCGCCTTTGGTATAATACATTGGTCAATTTCTGCCTCGAATAAAACAGGAGAAGCCGATTTTACTACATAGCCTTTCTTGTTTTTCATTTCAGTCAAAATAACATTGTAAAGTACATTGGGCTTCAACGAATCTGTCAAATCCGAAGACAGAACTACAATTTTTTTCTTGCAATCCGAATCTTCACGTACACCTTTCAATCTATTGGCTTTGGTTACACTCACGAAACTAACAAGCTTGCCGGTTTCCTGAGAAGTGTAGAACTTTAGTTTTGTCTCTTGCGTCATACAACTTGCTTATCATCATCATAAATATATCAAATCTAAAATAAAACAATCACTTAATAAACTTATATATTTGATTTTATGCTAAAATCATGATGCAAAAGTAAAACTAAAATTCTTTCACTCCAAATTATTTCTATTATTTTTTTTCGCTTATTTTACTATCATATAAATATTTAATCCCATATACGTTCATCCTCAGAGAAATGACTAAACCGTTCATCTGTTTTTGATTGACGGGTCAATGAATATGTGCATTTCCAATAACGATATATACGATTATCTCCGGTATCTTCTCTTCTAATATCATCCCGATTGATCCATTGAATCCCCTGCAAAGTTCCCATACTGATCCACTTAGCACTTTTTTCACCGAACCATTTATTTTCGCCAACATATAAATCGTATTTCTCTTTGCCATTAATAAACACCTGATCCATTACCAAATCTTCGTCCAGAACATATTTCTTGGCAATATTGGTAAAATCATAAATATCAACATACAACAGGCTGTTATTGAAATGCTTCAATACATCTTCCGACATCTTATCGAAATTCTCCTGAATATGTTTTCGACTCTTGATTTCCTCCAGACGTTCAGGAGTGACCGGACGATTGGTTGCATACACTATCCTAAAACCACAGCCTATCGAATCGTTGACACTGGAATGAAAGCCGATACCGTATTTTGCCATGCTGTCTCCCCTATCAAGTGGGTCGGTATCATCACAACAATCCTTCATCAAACCGATCATGACAAGTAGAATAAAGAATAGCGGTTTAGCTATTAATAAAACCACATAAACAACATTTTCTTTCATCGAATTAATCTATTTATATTACAATGTACCATTTATTTCCGCAACTATACATTTATCGCACACACCCTTGTTCTTGGAAAATTTGTACTTGCTTATTTCCGATCCGCACTTGGAACAAACGCAAGATGTAGGCTTGATTTTATCGTAAATTATCGTCTCCACATGGTATCTTGAAATACCGTATTGTTCACCCAATGCTTCCATGATTTGTTTGCCTGTATACTTGTTCTCATCAAGAAGTTTTTTGTATTCATTCTTGATGAGAACAGCATGAATATTTACAACATTCAGGGCATCCATATCATTAAGGGAAACAAGATGCTCTACCGGAATATTGGAAATTTCCGCATACTTGTCCAAATCCTTATTCGTCAGTTTTTTCTTCTTCATTTTTCTTTTCTCCTTTCGCTGCTACTAAATATCCGATTAACTCTTCAAAACAACCTGCGGCTTCCTCCAGATTACCGGCTGCTTCAGAAATCTTTTCTCCAATTTCCGATAATTGTATGCCTTCAGGCAAGTTTTCATAAGCTTCACTTTCTTCATCTTTAAGGCTTTCTACCTCAGACATTAAACCTTCAAGCTGTTCAATGATCTCAGAAATTTCCTCTCGTCTCTTCTTGTTCATTTTTCATGCTGTTTTGAATTTTACCTTCGACAAATAATTGCCGTTTATATCTACGATGCTCACGGATTATCCTGGCTCGTTCTTTTCTGGATACATTATACCTTCCGTCCTTTCTCCTTTCCTTAAAAAGCTCACGTGCTCTCTGTAATCGTTCCGGATTAAGAACCATTGCTATCAAACTTCGGCTAACATTAAACATACTTGCCAGCTTTCTTTGGCTATGAACGGAAGTCTTGTATAAATATTTTATTTCCTCACGTTCATTATCCGTCAGTTTAACCCTGCGGTCATAAGAAGTGCCGGCTATTTTTATCTTATCACTTTTATACGGCATATCGTTTAATTTATTGTTTAAATTCTATATTTACACTAAGAAATATCATATCTTTGCCACATCATTTAAATACACAATAACATGGCACGTACAACTAACTATTCAAAAAAGATTGAGAAGATTAAATCCCAATTAGACGAACTGGGAGCGGTTATCAATTCTATCCAGAACAATTCCAATGATACAGAAAATCCATCACCAGCTATCAATATTAAAGCTCTGGATATTGATCTCGAAAAAGAATCCACCAAAGATTTAATGAAACTCCAGACAAGAATCGTAAGAATCATTAATCAAAGACTGAAGGAACAGAAATAAGGAAGATTAGCCGGCTTATTCTAATAGGCTGGCTTTCTCTTTTATGCCTATCAATTAAAAAGCGTGACCACCTAAGTAATCACGCCTTCAAATGAAAATAATGTATAGTTAAGGAATTATATTACTACTACACCCCTAATACTATGCTTGCATCAATATTCAGTTTACGACTTATTTCACGGGCAACTTTTAATGTTGGCTCGCATTTTCCAGAGACATAATCACTCAAACGGGAAGGGCTAACACCAATCAATTTTGCAAGTGACTTTTGATTAAGTCCCATTTCAAACATGCGAAGTTTAAGTACATCTATAAGTGTGGGTTCGCCTAATGCGAAATGCTCTTCTGAATAATCAGCAACGAGATTAGATAGTAATTCCAACTCTATGCTATTGGGATCATTGAGCGGAGTTTCATCTGTCACTAACGGCAAAAGTTCTTCTACCCTTTTTACAGCCCAATCATATTGATCTTTTGTTTCTATCTTTGTCATAGCTTTATATTTTAGAACAATCTATTATCTTATCATATTCAGCATGAGTGCCAATAAAACGAATATATACAAACTTTATCGTGAATTTTATTACCACAATCAGCCTATGGCTGTTTCCCTTAATGTTGAATACATAATGCTGATTTCCAACATTATCTACGCTATTGAATGTTTTTCTCACATCAGCAAAGCAAGTCCATTCACTTTTCTTAACTATAGCAATCCATTCCTGCAAAACAACTTTTGTATCAGGATGTGCTTCTGCATATTCTTTTAAAGTCTGCTCTGTAAATATTCTCATCAGTCACTCTTTTTCGCGTCACAAAAATACAAAACAAATTCTATATTTCAAAACATAGTTTCAAAATTCACAATTTACATTTAGTCAATTCTCGCCCACTCTTCAAGTTCTTCTATTCTTGCATCAATAACATCCATAGCGATAAACATCATATCTCCGGTTCCATCACCCCACCAATCCGAACAATGACTGATAAAATTAAGTTTCTCTGTTTTTATCTTCTTGGAAATTCCACTCATTATGCCAGAGATAGATCTCCGGTTTTTAAAATGACCACCTTTATAAATATCATTCGTGCAAAACCCCCATGCGTAATGAGTTTCACTAAGCTGACCATCTTTCCCGTAAAACTCCTGACTCGTATCGCCCCATGCACCATAGATAATAGCATCTTTAATTGCTTGTAATTGTTGTGGGGTAAATATATCGAATAGTTCTGTTTTCATAATTCAACTACCTTATTTTTTAAGTTGTTATCAGGCAAGATAAAAATTTCGCTTTACTATAACACAGTGGGTATAGTTATCCAGATCAACCCCATTTTCTTTGAATGTATCCAGAACCCTCTTTTCCACATATTTCAATTTTACTATTATTCCCTTCCTAAACTCTTCTATTAACTTCCCGTTACATTCAATAGGCCCAATAAAACAGTGCCTATTTGAAGAACTGTCACATACACAATATGTATCACACCCAAACATATTGCTTAAAATATCCTCGTTCATAATTTCTCTATTATTTTGATAATGGTACTCTTTATTATATTTCTTCTTCATATTATTTATCTTCTCCTATCAATTGTTTATAATATTCACTATGCTCTATTGCCCAAACATCTGGGGACAAATATTCTTGCAACTCCAATTTGCGTATTGGGGCAAGACAATCCAGATGTTCAGCATCCATTTCTTGCTTATCTTCATCTACCCACATTAAAGTGCTGTTACTGCTACATTCCGGGCATTTGTCAGCTCCACATGGAAGAAGCATTTGTACTCCACATAAAGCACATCTTACCCAGTCTCCATGCTGCACCCCTTCGTATGTTCTTGTTTTCATATTTATTGTTTATTGTTTATCATTTATAACATTTACTTCTTTACTCCACAAACGTATCTTATATATCGGAGTGATGCCGATCAGAATACCACTACCTTCACCCCAATACTGAAGTATTTTGGACTCAATTTTATGATGCAATTCTTGTATTCCTCCTTTGTTTCTGTCATAAGGAGAAAAATCAGATAACTTTACCGTTTTCATTTTTCTGGATTTTCAGCAGTTTCTAAAAGACATTCATTGCCCTCAAAAGGAATGCAACAGTCCCATAATGTTCCATTGGAACATTCATACTTATAAGACAATCCATCAGAATCGTCCACAATTTCCCTTGCGAACAAGCTGATATGCCATTCTTTATCGTCCTCGTCTCTTACCAGCACTTTGTCAAACGGCTTAAAATCATATTTCGGCTTTTCTTCAATCCCGAAGAAGCGTTTCAAATACTCTTTAGCTTTAGGTTCTTTGCTCGCTTTAAGAACATCAATAAGTTTTTGTCTTTCTACTTCAGTAGCAAATCTATAGTTTTCTATAGTATTTCTACAAGCAGATAAACCATCTCCTATGTTAAGAATACCATTTTGATTTAAAGAGGCATATAAAGACGTTAAATATTCCCCATTTGCATTTAAAATAAAGATATAATCACCATCTTTATTACTTAACACATCTCCATCCTTAAATGTCGTATATTCTGGAACTCCAAGTTCAAGTCTGTAATTTTTAGAGCCGCATCCATTAGAAGAGAACCAATCCGATATTATACCGTGATCAGTATGAACCACTCCCAGAATTGGATATATTCCATCTTCTTTATAATACACAAACTCTACTCTAAAATTTCTGCCGGATGTCACTATTGTTCCATTATATTCACCATTGTTGATTTTCTTCGCCAATTCCAAGTCAAATGGTATTGTTGTCATATTCTGTTTCATAATCTTATTTGTATTTATTTGGTTTTTATCCTTCTTTTTATAAGGATGAGCACTTACGCCCATCCCAGTTGTTTCGCAATACTTTCCATCTCATTATATGCAATCCGGTGACATCCGGCAGTCAGCATATCGTTTTCATAACGATTGAACGCCCATCTGTGACCGGTTACATCCAATGCCAAATCGTGCTGGAACTGACCGCCATTATGGAAGACCTTAATCAATCTCCAAAGTCTTTCAGCTTCAGTTTGTTCTACTTTGATGCCCTTACTGGTTTCGATTTTTCCATTCTTAATACGCAACCATACGTTCGGTTGGTTATATTCATAATTCATACTCCAATAATTCAACTGGGAAATCTCGCCAGATTTCCACATTTGTACCCGTTCTTCCAATGTTTTGTTACGGGTCTCTTCCTCTTTTCTTGCCTTTTCAAGGGATATAACCTCTCTCTTTTCATAACCTTCTGCCCATCTTTGACATCTGATCGTATATTTAGCCCATGTTCCTTCACCACAAACTTCATCCACAACCACATTAACGGTTCCAAGGACTTCCAGTGCTTGATGATTCAACAAGATCTGGAAAACACGTTTCAATTCACGGACATGTTCACGTTTAATCTTATCTGATTTCCATGATAATTCATGGTTAGTTCCAAGCCATTCGTTTGCACTCTTTTTAAGAAGACGCTGGGGAGTTCCCATATCGAAGAACTCAATATAACCCATCAGATTTTTAAAAGCTCCCCAAACATTCTGATAAGGCAATTCAGTTCTGGCTTTCTTGTATTTTTCAATAGCATCTTTAATGGATTCCAACCTACTGGTAACAAAGGCCATGTTACCGGTATTTGACATATTATATCCAACAGAGAACACCTTTGAGCCAGTTGGTATTGCGTCACGAACACAACATTGATGTTTGCTTGTAGAAGAGGAACGATATATGTCATTAATTAAATATGCCTTTTCTCCACGCTTGTTCCGCACGATTCTTCCAACCTCAAAATGACTTCCATAGGAGTAAATACTTTCATCTTCAAAATAGAAGTTACTACCATTTGCAAATTCTTTCATTTCGTTTGCCCATAAGTGAGCGACCATAGAGTTGTTCATATAAGTAAGTTTTTTAGTTATTTAATCGAATAGTATTAATGAAGACTTAGGGGGGTGAATATTTATCCATAATTCATGTCACCTCCTGATAAAAAGAAAGCCGACAGAAACAATTTTCTATCAGCCAAACCAATTAATTTGTAAGATTTTATTACCGCTTGTTGCTAAGGGTTGTATGGTTCTCTTTGTTCATATTTTTCAATGCGTTCGGTTATCATATCGCAGAAGGCTTGCCCCTCTTTTTCGGAACCTCTGAAGTAACCGACCATCTTCAGGATATTCCCGTTAAACTCATGGACAAACTTATTGTAATAATGTTCCCCCATAACTTTCCCGTATTTTTCCATGAACAAATCCTTGTCCAGTGATTCATCCTTAAAACAACGGTTGTAATCCCATCTTACAACACGAAGCAATGTTTCAAAATTCAATCTTTCCATATCCAATATTTTATTTAAGCTCAAACCTAATATCTTCCGGCAACTGAGAGCGGTCTACCTTATTCACAAAATCATCAAACTCTTCCTGTGTGATTTTTTCTCTATAACTGCTCCAGTTGAAAGACAAAGTGTTCGTGTGAGAATAATATATAACATTATCGGTAGACAACCCATAATCAAACACACAGAGCATTATCTTCTTTTCTGCTTCTGCTTGTCTGATTTTCTTATCGTATAGCTCACAAATTTCAGCACGCTTTTTCAACATCTTTGCCTTATGAGCCTTTTTTCTACGTTTTTCGATATTTTCTGCGGAATAATACCCGGCTTTAATGCGCTCTTCAATAAGCAAACGTTCCTCGTCCGTTAATATCAAAGTAAATCTTTCCTTTTCTGGCATATACGGATTTACCCATTTCTTGCCACACAGATCTTCAAGTTCAACAAGAAGCTCGTCTGATTCACGTTTCCATCTATCCACAATTCCTAAATCGAAAAGCAGATACTTGAAATACATCTCATCGTCCACTGCTTCAGATAATTTGGAATATTCCTTGTCTGATATACGTAAATATTCAATAGCCACAGACTTATCGCTATTCTTTATGTGATACGTGCCATTTTCCACCGGATACATAGGAGCACCATAATGGTTACAAAGATGCAACGATATGAATTTTGCCAATTCCGGAAAATGTTTTGCGACTTCATTGTGACAGCAGCCTCCCATATACTCCCCATACGTTCCACATTTATTTTTCCGTCTAATATCGGCTGTTACGCTCCAGTCACACATATTGTTATGATAATCATCATTTAAAGATACCGTGACTATTATTCTGTATTCTTCTTTGTTTTCTGTAAAGAATTTTGTACTTAAATAAGTTAGTTTGTTTGTAGTTTCCATATAATTTTGATTTAAAATTTTACTCCCATTCTGTATAATAACTCTGGTCATTACTCTCATATTCTTCTGCCCATTCTTCGTCCGTAAAATCTGTGTGCAAGCATTCGTCACTGCAATAATAGGCTGCTCCTGCATCTATACAGTAGCCCTTACGCATCAGTCTGCCACACTCTGAACATCTTCTGCAAGCCCTGTCTGTGTCCCACCAAAAGTCAGTGAAAGATTCGGCTATGACATCCTCACTGGTGTTCTCGTCCCACTTATCAAGATAAAACTTAGCAAATTTGTTCAACTCCGGCTCTGTGTAGAGCATCTTTTCAGTACCGCCAACAGCCTTGGTCAGTCGGCTTAAAATTGATTCAATTGTCGTCATAGTTTAAATTTTATGAAAAATAAAATCTGCACACTCTCCAGGAAGTGTTCCTGCGTCATTACAATGGTAAAACCCTTGTGTTTCCCAATCTACATCTACCGGATAACCTTCTGCTATTTCTAAGAAGCGTTTTATTTTCTCGCATTCTTTATCTTCCAGTCCGGTATAATCATCATTTATCAGAGCGCAAGCCCAATAAACCGGAAGCCTATATCTTATCACTTCTACACTCATAGTTTCACCAGTCTGCAATGACAATCTTCAAATACCGGAACCATACCCTGTCCCCTGAAATAAGCAGTAGCTAACTTAAAAGCGTACAAGGGATTCACTTTCTCGATTTCCTGCGATGATTTTTGGAAAGATAACGGCTGACATACATAGAAATTTTCATTGCCAAGACTCCCAAAAAGCCAATCCATACTACCTTCATCACAATTAGTGCCACCCAGTATTATTAAATCACATCCGGTCTTCCGGGTTCCCAAAATAAATGCCTTGTTCCGGTTTTCAGGAAGCATAAATATTTCCTGATCAATAAGGAACCAGTCACTCTGGCAACTTTCCACATCCCTGAGAACGATTTCACCAATCTTATAGGCATATTCTTTTTGTGTTTTCATGCTATTTCGTTTAATTGTCCAACATATACGTCTCCATTTTTATAATAAAGGCGGTCTTCATATTGATTGTTATGCAATTCCTCTCGTAACGCACTCTCATCGTCAGCCCAATATTCATATTCTTCATGCCAACTCTTAAAGAAATTGTCATAACATTGTCTCATCAAATCCGGCCAAGAAAAATCTTCCGGATAACTGTTCCATGTCTTGTAATATCGGATAATCGGATCTAAAATATCTTGGTCGTAGCATACTCCGGTTAAAGGACAGTTGTTATTCTCCAGCAATATTTTACTATGTCTGTCTTTATATTGGTATTTGCCATCTACATATTTGCCCTTGGAATAATACCTGCCTTTTGTGATATACGGCATAATATTATTATTGATATAGCGAAACAATAATTTACCACGCAAATCGCTAAGACAAATGTCTTGGCCACAATCATACGGGTCTTCATAATACAGTAGGTCGTCAAACATAAAATCAAAACTATATCCGCTATAACCGACATTCCAGTCACAAGCTTCGGTATCCGTCAGCTTTTCAAAAGATTTCAATGACGCTTTATATTCAGAAGCACAACAATCCACACATCGTTCCATCACATTCCAGCGTTCACGCTCTATAATTTTCTTTTGTACGTTTTCTGATAGCTCATCAAAGCTAAACAGGGTTAGATTTATTGTTTTCATATTATCATTTGTTATTTTTGATTCAACCATTCTTTATATCCGACCTCAAAAGCTATCGGGTCATGTTTTCTAAGCATCCTGCCATAATACAGAGAGCGTGACCGGTCTTTGCCGCCTATTATCCATTCTTCGGAAGACAAGCTGAGACCGATTCCATCCAGATATGACTCAAATGCTTTTCGGGTATCAGCACGCTGTTTCATATTCTTCCATATATTTTATATGCAGACTGAGGCAAACTTCTTTTGCTGTGTAAGTCCGGTAACTGTTTCCGAATATCTCTTCCGCTCCATAATAGGAAACCAAATCATATATTCTTGTAGCGACCGGACGAAGCAACCAGTCATTCCAAGTATCACCGACATAGGAACAAAACGACTTCAAATCATCTTTTGCCCAACCTGTCAAAAACATCTCACGCATATCTTCCTCGCTTATCCAACTGTACGAAAACTTATTTGGTTCATAAGGATTGCGGTATATACATTGCCAGCTTTTTTCTTTGGTAATATATCTCACCAATAACCCATACTCAAAAAGACTGGTAACTTTGTCACAATCCATACCATGCCACACGGTTCTATCAAATTTCTTTGTTGCCATATTCAACTCTCCATTTTTAGTTTGCACCACTCACATCCTCGTCACCAGGCAGATAATCTATGATGTACGACAAGTGTCCGGCGAATACATCGTTCGGTTCAAATTCTACCACTTCTCTGCTTTCTTTGTCTCTTCCCTTTATTTTAAGCACATTGTTCACAATTTGAACTTCATATATCTCCACATCTGTCGGATTCAGAGATATACTATCCATGTTTACTGCTATGATTGGATATTCGGCTTCACCATCATATATATCCCATATATAGCAACCACCGACAGATTTGATGGCTGCTTTTAATTCACATTGTTCCTGTAACTTGATTTCTTCTATCAGTTTGTAAAAATCGGTATGTTTCATGATTATTCATTTTTCAGTGTTATACATCAAATCTTCTGCTACTCCGTTCGGGCATCGTTCATCAAACCAATGCCATACATCAAACTTGTCTGTCCCTGATGGGAAGTCCAGAAAATCTTCTTCAATTTCATCGTTCTCGTTCACCGGAATATCACTCAGTTCATTCCAGAGTTCTTGTAATTCTTTCAAAGTTCGTTTCATAGTTGTCTAAATCGCTTAATTTCCCATCAATAAATTCATCCACCAAATCGTAATAATCTCCGTCAAATTTATAATCCTCATACTTCTCAGTAAACTCTTTTGCCCATACACGAATCATGGCAAAAGCCACATCACGACTACAATCCTTAGTGTCTGTTAGACGGGATATAGCCTGTGATGAGATTTCCTGCAAATTGTGGATATATCCAAAAGCCATATTGTATGGTAATTTCCCAACTTCTATACACACATAATCACCACATTCAAACGCTCTTTCCATGTCCTTAAACCTCTCAATTACAGCTTCGGATTCATCATCAGTCCGCACCCAATACAATTCTAACTCATGACTTATAACAGAGTTCCAAAGTGCTTCTGCGGTTTTTCTGGATAATCTTTTCCAAACAAATCCGTCACTAAATACTATCAAATCATCGGTTATCGCTGTCTTTTTCATAATCATCTGATTTATCAATAAAACTTCCAAAAATCCGTCACTATAAAATCTTCCCCACCAAATTCTGCAAGGGATTTCAATTCTTCCAATCCGTTGCAATAGAAAAAGATTGTATCATCCGTGGCTTCATCTACATTCTGTGATAATTTGATTCTCACTCTCTCGTCTTTCCCGTCTTCTTTCCAGACTATTTGGCATTCCGCATAATCCGGCTTTTTCTTCCGAACTTTACAAAACTGCCGATATTTGTTTTCCATATCGCATTTAACACCCTCTGTATCTGTCAGCATTGATTCATCCTTACAATTATTACAATACCCATACATAAAGGCTCCATCATGATAACTTACCACTTTTTCGGTATTCGGGTTAACAAGGGCTTCACACAAAACATCCGTGCTGCCACATTTTGTACATATTACTGCCATAATATTGGTTATTTGTTATTCTACATCAGTTATTTCATACTCTGCTACTTCCAACACATCCTGCACTATTTCCGGATAGTCAGTCGTATCTAACGAAGCATCTTGAACGTATGCTTCCGCTAATTTCTTGGCTTCTTCAAACGATTCGGCTTGTATATATAAGTCAAGCGTCAATGAAAACGGGTATAACATAGCTAATCGGTTATTCTGTAATAATAATCAAGTTCTTCTCCCTTAAAATTGTTCATGGCATACTCGTCAGCTTCTCGCCACAACCGGTCATACAATGCAGCCAGTTCACGATTGCTTTCATAATGCTGCCAGATTTTATGATTCAACACCAGCGTCAATTCTGTAAAGAACTTATAATCGTCTTTCCATTCGCTAAACGCACGTTTGTAGGTATCTTTGACACCTGCTATACCATACTTGTCAGCTATGCTGAAATCTTCCCAAAAGGTAGTTATCAGGTCATAGCCAACCTCCTGCATAAATTCTTGAAATGTCATATACTAACTATTTAAAGGCAATTCCATAATTACTCCAAAACTTTACTTGTTGAGACAGATTCCACGGCATAGTTTTATATGCTTGGAAATATTCCCACTCGATTTTACCCTCAAAGCCGGGACAATGATGCTTGACGTATTCACAAAACTCATCACGCTTCTGTTTTGCAAAATCACCCTCTTCTTCATCCAGCGTGACAATTTTGGGTTTGTTTGCCTCCCGACATTGTTCTGCGGTCTGATAGAATCGCCGAAAGTGTTCGGCATAATACTCGTTTCCACTATAATCAACGAAGGTAACTTCACCTCCATAGATTTCACAAACCCTTAAAGGTTCCCGTGTTGCTCTCTTTACCGGTCTTGAACCATCCCATAGCCAACCACAGAACTGTATGCCATCCCAGACAAGATGCGGTAGGTATCTTAAAGAGAAAGACTCTATATTCAACATCTCATATTGTACAGGATTAGTTTCTTGTGCTGCATCTTCAGCGGTTTTGTATATGGGCATACTTACCTTAAATTTTTCCTCTCCCAATTTGCTGCCAAACCAAAAGATGTGTTCGGTATCCACGTTATTTCCGCAAATACCGGTATCTTTTATTCTCATGCCACGATATTCCGCTTCACGAATTGCCCCGTTTCTGTGCATGAATACTCTTGTTCCAAAAGAAAATGGGTAAACTGATACTTTTCTTTCCATATTGTTCTTGTTTAAATTATAAATCTATTTTTCTATTTGATATTCTATAATATTACAAAACGCATCCTCATTCTCTTTCTGCCACCGCTCAACAAGTGCGCTTATATCCTGTTTTGATTTCACCGACTGACCGCTAATTTCTTCAAGATATTCAAACACCCTCGATAAGTCCGTAAATCTTTCTTCTTCGTATTCTCCGTCTGGAGTATATAGATTGACAATATATTTGTCAGTAAAATATTTACCCTCTACATCGTTCGTCCAATATTCTGCCATTCCCGATTCTTCCGACTGGTAGAGACAAGAAAGACTTGGGAATTTTTCACAAATGAAATCAAAAACCTCATCACACACTCCCCACGCTGTTTGTGTTGAGAACCGCAATGTGTCTTCAATCATTTCAAGGTCGCTCCAATCACCACGACAATAAATGTCATTCCAATCACCGCCCAGTGCGGTGACAAGACAGCCAAGCCATGTTTTCCCAAAATCATTCTTTACAAGCGGAGTTTCTCTTTCCTGTAATTCTTTCATGGTCTCATAGAGACTTTTTACTTCTTCTACGTCACCTTCTATGACGTATGACGTGTTGCACCAATTTGGCATAATCGTATTTTTTAGGTTAATATTTTGTTTATTCCGGCAACGACAAGAATGTTTCAAGGTCGTTATGTGTTGTGCCTTTATAGTTCTTTTCCCATGTTTCACGGACGCTTCCATTATGGTAAAACTCAAACCTATAAGTAAACATACCTTTCTCGATTCTTCCACAATTATTGCCGTTCCATATCACTTCAAGCCCTGTTTCTTCCAGACGCTTCTTAAAGGCTGCAATACGTTCGTCACGGATACGCACAAACTCTGCTTTATCCGCTTCCACAGTATCGAGATAATCGAACCATTGCTGGAGGCGTTTTTCGGTTGCTTTGCCGACTTTATTGGGAGCTTCCAACTCGCTGTCGAATCCATCAACGTGCATTTCGTTCAACAAACGGAGATTGAATGTTGTATCTCTGTATGAACCTGATATATAATACAACACCCCCGTTTTTATGTTTTCCAATGCCCAAAACGCAACTTCATGATGCCACATTGGAGGGTTTTCTGTCATTTTACCAAGTTCATGTGAATAGCTGTTTGCAGCGTATTTTTCTATTTTGCACACTGTAACAAGACGGGTAAAACCGCTTACCTCCAGACCGGCATAGCGTTTTGCCCGGTTGTCATAATCGTACACATTCTTCACTCTGAGAAAATCATCACCGCACTCTGAACGGTGCTCGTTCCAAAACTTTTGCAGGTCTTCTGCCTTCAAATACATACTTTCCATAATTCTATATTATTTACTTTACCAATTCAATTTTCCCCGTAATAAGGATAAAAACAACCGTCTTGATAAACCGAATATCTGAGCGTTTTATCCTTTGCTTCATAGATGGAAACACAACCGCTGTTATAAGCGTTGGATAGTTCTTTTGCTACAAATCCGCCTATTTGTTTATAGGTTTTAGGTGTGTCGGACTTGGGACGACCACGATAAATAATTGCAGCACTAAATCTCTCATTTTGCAGCACAATATCCTTATTGTAAACCGCAGTCAGTTTCATTTTACACATACTATATCAGTTTTAGTTTTATTATCGAATAGATAAGGCTGGGAGTGAATTGTTACTCACCAAACCATTTTTACCACACATTAACCACATGTAATACATGATAGCTTGCATCACCTAATACAAGGATAACACAAGCGCATAGCTCGTCCAGTTAAGTACGACTCAAAAGCCCCTGACTTACTATGCGGATTATGTTGTTAAAGTAGGTAGGATAATGCGTGTCTCACGACACAATGCAGTTAATGAAGTGCAGATGCAACGGGAATCGAACCCGTATGGCTGGAGAGACACCCCAATTTATCACCATGCAAGCACCTATGAAAAAAGCACCCACAGAAATTTGTGAGTGCTTTTACAGATTGATTGGATTTCGAGAATTATTTCTTCTCTATCTTATTACCATCTTTGTCGTAACCATAGAATTTACGCCCCCACGGACTTTTGACGAAGATAGCAACCGCCATAATAGCAGCAAACATCATTAATAAATAAATTGTCGCATTCATTCTTTGCCTCCTTTGTTAAAATCTTTGATAAACCCTAACCCTAATGCAAGTAACACCATTGATACCGCAACGGCTGTTACTATATACAACGACATATTACTATTATCAGCAAACAACACAGATAACAAAATAGTCGTGAAAACATACTTGGAAACATCTATCATATATTTGCCAAGTTCTTTAAACATTTCGTCCATACAAATGTAAAGTTTTTATTGTTAAACATCAAATTTCACGGCGAAATTATACAAATTCGCTTGTGTTTGTGCATATCAGTTCCCCGACAAACTGAAGCACGCCACACCCCTACATATCAGTGACATATACAGACATTCGTGATATGCAGATACGCTTCAATCCTCTTTATCCATGAAGTTTTTTACATCTTCATAGTCTGTGCCTGATACAAACAGTATTGCAATGAAGACAAATATCATTACTATAAACATACTTTATCCTTTCTTTCAGATTATTATACATTAAAATTCAAAATCTACAATCACGCTTTTATCCCCACGGCAAAAATGTTCGTTGTTCACGTCATTGAAATCATAATACGAATAACGCTTCAAAGAACGTTCGTACTCACCCCTAACATACACTTTGCCGTTTGGGTGCAACCGGAAGAAGTCACCCACTTTTAATTGTTTTATTGTTTTCATACGTTTATTTTTATTTATCCGAACATTCAAACATCATCATACAGTCGTATTTTAATTCCCACGAGTCCCTAACTTCTTTGTGAGTTCTTAAATACTTGTCCCACTCTTTGCACTCAAAACGTGCCGTATTGGGTGGAAATGTTGCAACCACACAATTATCACTATTACGCACAAGCGTTTTATCTCCCTTTGGTAACATTACGATTAAAGTATATTTTTTCTCCATAGTCAAATAATTTTAAATTGTTATACATTTGTGCATACCAACGCCCCGACACGTTGGAGTACACCACACCCGTAACACGAATATTTGTAGTATGCAGATAGATACAATAAGGGTGCAATTATCCATACAGACACATTGCACCCCTACATAATTAGACACACGTTTCCAAGCAAATCACAACTTTATTTCGCCACGTTCTATTTTACCCTGCAAAAGCGCATCAAATACACGCATAACGGTAAAATTTTGCTTGTATTCCCTCATGACCTTTTCGTACACTTTTTTCCCGTCTTTTAAAATGTATTCGCCTTTGTCGTCTTTCTTTGCGACTTTTGCCGGATAAAGCATTTTTGTTTTATCCTCGTTCCAATAGCTATCAGCCCAAAGTAATACGATATTTTTAAGTTCTATATCTTTAAAAGACAAGCCCAAATATCCCTCAAAAGCATCTTTATAACCTTCCTTCCAGAACGAACGAATAGTTTTAATAACGCCGGATAAACTTTTTGTTTCCTTGTTTGCTTCACGAATTGATTTTAAAGCACTTACTTTTGAGTTTACAGACTGGTTTTTTACATTTTTTGTTGCCATAGTTGTATAATTTTTTAAATGTTATTAATTAGTTTATTTGTAGTGTGTTGGGAAAATTGCACCCAAGAATAACGCTACCTTTGCAAGCTCGTTTCACACTATCAATCAGGGCACAATACGCCTCTGATACCGCTGTTTTTATAGGACTTATATACGCGGTTAACATACCTATCCTCACCCATCGGTTTTTAGTCGAGTTGTCACGATAGGGCATAATACACCCTATACTCAGTACCTTTGTGAGCTTTCGATATAATTTGCCGTTACCAGTTGAAAAAGGTACATTATACCTAACACGTGTGTGCATTTCGCACCTTATAGCGTGTGTTGTCGTTTCCTTAATAACGGGTTATATTGCCTCAATATGTCAATGAACAAACGCACTTTTTGAAAGCTCCTTTAAACTTTCGTTTGGCTGATTCAACATTTATTTTTATTCTCGCTTTTGTTTCGGTTATTGGTTTTTGTTTCGTTGTTTGTTTCCTTAACCGAACACCTCAATGATAATACGGCTTTTTTCATTTTCCAAACTTTTCAATAAAAAATTTTATTCGGTTGCTTTTCTCTTTCTTTTTATAATAGGTATATAGAGACTATTTTAACATTTTAAAACCTGTATTTAGTTGATTATTAGTTGTTTATGTTTGAAGTGTTAAATCTTATTTTTCGCTTTTTCCTTAAAATAATGGTTTCTATTCATTTGTAAAATCAAAAGTTATTTTCTATTGTTATTAAATAACTATGTATCAATATATTACATTTATCTATTTTAAAACATAGTTACAAAATAACCATACTATTTTTATATTTGCTTTCAATCTATTACCATGAATGAAGAAAAACCGCTTAAAAAGTCTTATTTTGATAAAAAAAGACATTTTTATTTATTCTATTATATTGATTATCAATGAAGTAACAATTTTAAAAAGAATGAAGTGGGTACTTTGGCTGGTGCGGATTCAATATTTGTAGTAAACCCAAATTTTCAAGTTTCGTTTTTAGCATATATTAAATCACTATAGTTACAAAATAACTATTATATATAAAGGGACATTTTTTCCGGAACCCCATTTTTCAAGTCTCGTTTTTTGGGGAGAAAAATACAACTGATATTGCCTCTCCCTCCAGCTTATCCATAAATCAATATACCTCCCTGAACCCCTTTTTATCCATCAGAATAAAAACGAGTCATTTTAAAGCCCTGTATCGCATTTTATTATCTCGATAACACAAACATACCAGCAAACCATAGAAAGTCCGTATACGCCAAAACAAAGGCTATTTGGGGATATTTGATAGAAGGAACTGGGAAAATGATTTTTGAACCTCGATTTTTTTACTTATTTGTTCAGTTTTGGCGAGATTTTGGCTAAAAACTTACAAAAACCGGATTTTTAAGACATTTTGGGCTGTTATAAGAGCAAAAAATCTAACTTTGCCAGACAAAAACTTGATAACTGTGAGAACGAACCAAGAAATAAAAGACTACCTGAAATTCGTTGTTCCGAGCGATGAAGGAAACGAGTATGCTATTATCCAGTATTGCCTTTCCAACTTTGACTTGAAGATAAAATTCAAGAAGCTGGAACCGGATGGTCATGCTCCTACCGTCACATTTGAACAATTCAGAAAATGGATTGAAAGGGAATATATATCTGCCAATTCATTCATCGCTATAATTTCCGGCCCGTACTCCGGCGTAACCGGAATCATCTCATCAGTCAAAAACGATTCCCTGATACTGGGAGCAGTCCTTATGAAAACCGGGGACTTGATTACGGATAAAATCTCAATCCCGTTCAAATCGGAAATCAGACAGGCAACCGAAGAGGAACAAGAAAACATCCTCCATTCCCTTTCGCTTGAAGGACTGGAGTGGAATAACGATTTTAATCGTGTTACAGAGCGTTTCGTTCCCCGTGAGTGCAATTATATTAGATTCAGGTCAAAAGTGTCCGAAAAGGGCGGAATCGGCGTTTTTCGGGCATTCTCTGAGGACGGGTGTGTTATCATGTATTGTGTCAAGCTGGAAAACGAACCGATGAGACATTCTTTAAAGGACAATATCGGAAGGCAGGAAGAATACGACTTCTTTGTGGCCACGGAGATAGAGAGGAAAAATTTCAAGATAGAACTGGCAAAATCCGGAAAGGCTTGGAACGGATACCTCAAACGAATCGAACCAATTGACTTCAGAGTCAACAAAGGCGAATATTACTATTTCATCAACGATAAGTTTTCCCCCTCCAGGGCACAGGATTCTTACAGTACACAAGACAAGCTGAAGTTCAACAGCGGAAATTATTTCAGGTCGCTGGAAGAAATCGAAGAAATGATCGACCATATAAGCGAATTTAGAAAGGAACAGCTTGCGAGACCGAGAAAGAAGGATTAGGAGAACTGAGAAGGGGAATTGCAACATAACCCCTTGACTGAATCTCAAAACTTCAAATCGGACAAAAGGCCGGGGTGTGAGAGCTTTGTTTCTCCACCCCTTACTTTTCCGGCAGATTCCTTACCTGCACCTTCCCTTTCTGCTTGTGGTCGTACTTGTCCAGATAAACCCATATTCCCCGGAATGGCTCGAATCCGCTGCCGTAAAGCTTGTAGCGGTCTATAATCACGTCCAATAGCTGAGAGATAGTATCCCAGTCTTCCATGTCACCGTTCTTGTACCCCATGTCGGAAAGGAGTTTCGGTATTATCTCTATAGCTTGGCAATCCCGGTTCTCTCCTATCGAAATTCTGGGAAATCTATATCTCTCCAGTTTCTTGTAAAAGGGATTCTCTTGTTTTCGGGCATTTTCAGCCTCTTCTCGGAACTTTAATTGGATTTCGATCATCTTACCGCCGTCACTGCAAATCGTCTCACCACGGGCTTTATTTTGGCTTCTAAACCAGAGTTTCGTTTCTTTGTCCATCTGAAGTTCCGGAAACATGAAGGAAAGAAGCTGGGGATTGTCGTATTGCACCCTTCCTATCCTCAGAAGTTCCAAATCTCTCATGTACTCCACTACGAACTGGCGCATCTCATCCAATGTCACTTTTTCATCGACTGGGAAAGACTCTCTGAAATCCTCCTTTATCATCTCTATCTTTTCATCGTCTGAGAGTGAGATTAAGCTTTCATCGTAATTTTCGGAAACTGGGAGTGACATGAACTCTTCCCTTATCTCTTCCTCGGTTTTCTCTTTCCATTCCGAATAGTGGATTCCTACCCTGCATCCTCTGCTTTCAAAATACGGGAACAGATCTTCTATTTCCAATTTGGAGAGTTCTTCATCGTGTGAGAAATAATCTTCTTTCAATTCACTGAAGGTTTTCTTCAATTCCATCCATTTAGGGGTATCTCCTTCAGGGTACTCTTCCATCATGTCCCGGATTAGCATGTCAATGAATTTTTGATTTGAACTGGGAGTTTGGGGAACCTCAGATTGAATCGTTTCTTCTTCCTCTTTTTTGAAGCTGGGGATTGAAGGAGCGTCCGAATCCTTTTCTTCTGTTTTTTCAAAGCTGGGAGTGAAGGGGCTGCTTGAATCTTTTTCTTCAAAGCTGGGTGTTTGGGCTTGAACCTCGAATTGAAGGTTTTTGGTTTCTCCTTCCCCCACACCCCTATCTTTATCCTTTGTAAAAAAGCTTACTTCGTAACCTTTTTTATTAAGCTTTTTAATATCTTCTTTTATCTCTTTATTTAACTCTTTAAACTCTTCTTTAAAATATTCTTTTAAGCTTATTATAATATTATTATATATATATTC